ATGAAACCAAAGAACAACGACAAACCAAAGGGCGAATTCTTTATTCGTGCATGTGATTACGGCGTAGAAGACGACAAGCGCACCATTAAAGGTGTGATTCCTTACAATTCAGATTCCGTTGATATGTACGGAACAACTGAAAGAATCTTGCCTACTGCCTTTAATAAAACACTGGCTGACAAAGCAGAAGTTAAGTGTTTGCTTGGCCATGATGTAACAAAGATTCTGGGAAGTTCCACAGCTGGAACACTTCGTATGAGAAACGAGGAAGACGGCTTACATTTTGAAGTGGACCTTCCGAACACTACAGACGGAAACGACGCATACGAAATTATAAAACGCGGCGATTGTCGCACTTTGTCTTTCGGTTTTATTCCTATCAAGACCCAATGGACCGAAATTGACATTGACCACGACTTGCGCGAATTAGTGGAAGTAAAACTTCTTGAAATTTCCGTGTGCGTCGCTTTCCCAGCTTACCCAGAAGGCAACACAAACGTTCGTTCGTTCTTCAAAAAGTGTGGAACGAACTTTGACGAGGTTAACGCAATTCTGAAACGCGAAGAGCTTTCGGAAGAAGATAAAACAAAGCTTAGGGCTGTTGTAGAAAACTTGGAAGCTATGCTTCGTACAGCAGAAACAGGCCAGCAGTCAAACGACACTGACAATGCCACTGAACAGGAAGAAGCCGAAAAGAAAGCTAAAGCAGAAGCCGAAGCAAGAGAAAAGGAAGAACAGAACCGCCGTGCGCGATTTGTTTTTTATACACAGAATCAGGAGAAATAACCCTATGATTAAGACAAAAGAAGAGCTTCGTTCAGCAATCGAAGCACTGGAGCTTGAAAGACGCTCATTTATGGAAGAAGTTCGCCACGGTACAGGCGAATTCAACGAAGAGGAAGCAAAGTCAAAACTTTCTGACTTTGACAAACGCCGTGCAGACTTGGAAAAGTCTTTTGCAGAAATCGACAAGCCGGAAGCTGGAAGCGAAGGAATTCGCCTTACAAACCGCGACTTTGTAGAAGCTGCAAAAGAAATGCGTTCAATCACAATCGGCGGAAATGGAAAAATCAACCAGGTTCAGCAGTTGTTTGAAGGAATCGGCGAAAAAGACGACATCTTGAACGCCGTAACATTCGATTACAGCGACAACGCTTCAACAAACATTCCAGTTCTTGAACCAGGACTTGAAGAGCCAGTTGATACAGCAGAGGGCGGAAGCTCAATCAACGAAGACGACGAAGCAGACATGAAGACAACTGAAATTCAGGTTTACGGCCTTGCTTCTGTTCTTGGTGTTACTGCCGAAGCTTTGCAGCTCAACACAGTAGACATTCAGTCAAAGTTGCCTGAATTGTTCAGAAAAGCTTTCCGCAAGAAGCTTCACACAAAAGTTTTGCAGGGAAGCTTGGTTTCTAATACCCAGAAGGGCGTTAAGGGAATCTGGACTTCTGCCGCTGCAAATACAAGCGGAATCACAGAGCTTGCAGCAAACCAGACATCTATTAAGTGTTCAGACCTTGCCGGCCTTGCACTTAAAGTAAATGGCTACGATGAAACCTTTGAAATTGTAATGAATTCAAAGACATACCAGAACATTTTGGCCGATTCAACAAGCGGCGAAGATGTAAAGCTTTACAAAGAAGGCTTGATCCGCAACAAAGAAATTGAAGGCGTAAAAGTTCGTCTTGACGCAAAGGCACCAAAGGCAACAAGCGCAGGTTCTATTCTTGCCGTTGCTGTTCCACTTTCACGCTTCCACGTGGGAGTTGCCGGCGGAATCACCATCACACCTATTAAGGTTAAGGGCGATTCAAAGACTTACTTCCAGGCAGAAGCTTTCGTAGGTGGTAAGCAGGTTTCTGATACAGACCTCTTCTCACTTGCTGTAAAGGCTTCAAGCTAGTAGGCCAGAAAATAACGCAAAAATAGGGCGTGGCGCCACATGCGAGCGCCCTATTTTAAGGGGATTTTTTATGTCGAAAAATAACGAAAATAACGCAAAAAATAACGAAAACAAGGCAAATAATAACGAAAATACATCAAAAACTAACAAAATGGTGAAAGTTCGTTTTATTTCCGGTTACTGGGGAGTTCACGGAGTTTTTCAACCTAAACAGGTTGCAGAATTGCCGGAAACAGTAGCAAACCGCTTTGTAAAAGATGGAATTGCAGAAGTTCCAAAGGATGAAAAATAATGCTGATTACTGCCGCTTTGTTGTACGCATACAACGGGATTGAACAGAAAGAAGACGAAACTTCACAGCAGCTTATCGCTATTCACATCGGAACAGCACAGCAGATTATTACAAACTATGTGCTTTTCGATTGTGAAACCGTTCTGACAGATTCAGAACACTACGACGCCGCCGCTGTTGCTATGTTCAAAAACGTTTGTTTGCGCATTGCTACGCTTTTACAGCTGGAAGACGGCGGAAACATCGGCGTTAATAATAATTCAAGTATCGGCGTAAACCGCACGTTTGCAAACATTGTGGACTATACGCCGTACTTAAAACCGCTTTCGGCATTTCGAAAGATTGAGGGTGCTTAATGATAAGTGTTGAAGCAGATATTGCAGAAGCGCAAGAAGCCCTTGCGGGAACATCGAAAAGCCTTGCTGCAATAGAGCGAAAAACACTTTCAATTATTGCACAAGGAACAGTAAAAGCCGTAAAAGGCGGAATCCGGCAAACACTGCAAAGCAGAACCGGCGAGCTTTTGAAAGCTTTTAGATATAAGGTCCATAAAAACGGAGTTGCGAACGTTTACCCGGACGGAGACAGCGGAAGCGCAATATTTCCGAAAGCCTATATTTTGAATTATGGCTACACTGGACCAACTAAACGAGCGATTAACAAACCGCATTCGTTTATACAAGCCGGCGAGCTTTACGCCGCTTCTGGTTCGTACATGCAGGATGTACGAAAAATGATAGATAAGGAATTAGAGAAATACTGGGGCAAGTGATGGAAGAGCTTTTTGAAGTTATCAAGAATTTTTTGACAACTCAATTTAATAACGAACTTGCGGAATATGACGACCCGTCGCCAGCGCCGGCACTGCCCCGCCTTACTGCAAAGTCGGTTATTTTTGGCACAGTAGACCCACTGAAAATTCCTGACGTTTCCGTTTCCGTTTTACCAGAAACACAGGAAGACGGCGAAAGCACTATTTCCGACGTAGTGACAAAAAGCGAATTTACAGTGACTTTTGTTTTTAAGGGCTGTAAATACGATGAACTTATAAAAAGAATGTGCCGTTATGCTGCATGTTTCAAACAGGCAGTGGCGCAAAACTACACACTTTGCGAAGACAGTGTGCAGGAAACCGAATTAGGAACAATCAGGTTTTACCCTGACTGCGGAGCTGTTGAAAAAACAATGACCGCCGCCGAAATTAACCTGACAATATATACAAGTGAGGACTATTAACATGAGTGATCAGACCCAGTTGATTAAGAAACACTTAATCCGCCCGTTCCTGAACAATGGAACATCGGCAATCCCGGCATGGGTGCAGATTAAGAAGGCTACGGAGTTTACCCGCGCAATGAATCCGCAGACAGAAGAGCGAGACTACATCGCGGACGAACACCCGACAACGGAAGTCATGGACTACAAGCCATCTGAAAACCTTTCTATTACCATGTACAAAGGTGAACCAGACTTTGACTTGTTCTATGACCTTTACAAGAAACGTGCTATCGGTTCAGACGCACAGAAGGAATTCTTGCTTGTTTATCTTTTCGACAGCGTAGACGTTACATCTGGTGGCGACACCGTAACTTACTACTACGCAGAAAAGACAAACGCCAGCGTAACAGTAGAAGAGCTGAACGCTACCGGAAAGTCACTTTCTTGCAACGTTTACGAAAACGGCACACCAACAAAAGGTTATGTAACAATAACAAATGGTGTTCCAACATTTACAGAAGGCGACATGCCGTCGTCTTAATGCGGGCGTAAATGATTGACCTTAGCAGAGCAATAGACTTGCCGGATTCTATATCAGTTTCCGGCAAGTCTTATCGCATTAACACAGATTATCAGTTTTTCATTCTGTTTTCGCAGATGGTGAAACATCCGCACGAATACAAAGACTATAACTTTTTATACAAAGGCGCTATTCCGGCGGACCTGAAAGAAGGTTTTGAAGAATTAAGGAAGTTTGCGCAACCACCGCGGGAGATTCCGCGCGACATCGGCGACGAGCCAGACGCAATTCTTATTGATTACGAAATAGACGCTGATTTGATTTATTCCGCATTCTGGCAACGCTACGGAATAGACTTAAAAGAAAAAGACTTGCATTTACACTGGTACAAGTTTCAAGCGTTGCTTGCAGGATTGACCGAAACAAAGCTTAATAAAGTAATGGAATACAGGGCATACAATCCAAAGGAAAGCGACAACAAGGAATATAAAAAATACATGCTTCAAATGAAAGCAATGTGGCAGATTGAAAAGGAATATTCCGACGAAGAAAAAGCCGCAATTGCAAAGTTTGATTCACAGCTGAAACAATAGCGGGGTTTTGAATGGCCGATAAAAACGTAAACATAAAATTCAGATCAGACACCAAAGACGCAAAAAAGAACATAGACAATTTAACATCCGGCTTAAATAAACTGGGAAAAGAAGCAAAGAACGATTCAGTTTCAAAGCTTGGTAGTGCCTGGAAAAACGCCGCAAAATCCATCAAAGGCGCCGGGCTTGGTGCCATAATTGCCGCAGAAGTTCAGCTTCTTAAAAAAGAATTACAGGCAATCAAAGATACTGCCGAAGCTTTCAACGTTCAATTAAAAGCCGAAACAAAACTTGCACAAGCTGCAAAAAATAACCCGTACATGGACGGCACAGGCGTTACACGCTTAAAAGAGTTTGCGGGGCAATTACAGTCTATTTCAGACTATGGCGATGAAGAACTTATTCCGATGATGACCGAACTTGTAGCTTCTGGAAGAACAGAAGCACAGGTAATGGATATTATGAGCGCTTCAATTGACGCCGCCGCCGGTTCTGGCAAGAGTTTGCAAACTGTTGTCGATATGCTCAATAAGTCTTACACGGGCGAAGCCGGAAAGCTTGCGACCTTATCAGCTGAAACAAAGAACCTGACAAAAGAGCAGTTGCAGAACGGCGAAGCTGTAAAAATCATTGCCGAACAATACAAAGGAATTTCAGAAGAAGCCACAAAAGCCACCGGAAGTGCAAAACAATTGCAGATGGCACAAGGCGACCTTGCCGAAAGCTGGGGAAAGATTACAAAACCCGCTTATGATTCATGGAATAACTTCTGGTTACGACAGACAAAAAAAGCGCAGGAGTTCGCAGAGAGTGTAAACAAGGCGCTTGAAAAAGCTTCTCAAAACTGGGTTATTGGTGGCGGTTATCGCTCAAACAAAGAATTTGTAAAAAATACACTTTCAGAAGCAAAAGAAGCCGACAAAGACGGAAACCGCCGTTTGTATCTTGAAGACGTGGCCGGCGCACAGAATAACGAAGCACTGGGAAACGCTATCAACTATCTTTCAAATCTCAAAAAGCGCAAGGCAGAAGAAACAGAGCTTTTAAACATCCTGAAAGAAGAACAGAGCTGGCGAGAAAAGAAAGCAAAAGCAGAACAGATGGACGCACAGGCAGCACAGCAGGCCGCCACAATGACAACAAAGCAACTGCGTGAACGTCTCGAAGAGTTGCGAAGTGCCACAAGCCTTGAAACCGCAGATTATAAACTGCAATACGCCATCAGAACTGAACTTGAAAAACGAGAAGCAGAAGAAGCGCAGATTCAAAGCGAGCTTTTAGATAAATATAACGAAACAGTAACCGCCCAGGAAAAAGAACTTTCTATTCGCAAACAGGCCGGCGAGCAGATCAGCGAAGAAGACGAGCTGCGCAAAATGCTTAACACAAAGCTTGAAGCATACGTTCGTTTTATTAAAGATGGCGGAGACACAACAAGCGCCGCCGCTGTAAAAATCCGTGCTGAAATAAAAAAAATGAGTGCGGACCTTGCAGAAATGGAAGAAGCGGAGAAAAACCGCCTTGAAGCCGAAAAGGAAGAAGAAAGACGGGTTAAGGCCATAAAAGACCAGCTCGACAAAATGAACGATAAAGTTCTTAAACTCAAAGAAAGTGCAAACGAACTTATAAACGGCCCGCAGGAAGTGAAGCTTTCCGACACTATCCAGCAGACAATCGACGCACTGGAAATCGAAGCCGAAACGCTCGACCGCACAAGCGCCGCTTATGCTGAATACATCGAAAAGATAAAAGAACTTAAAGATTTACTTCCACAGGTTCAGGAAGCGGAAGAAAACGCCGCAAGCGGACACGGGCGCACAATCGACAACGTAAATTCTGTAATGTCTCAAATCACAGAAAGTATGCAGAGCCTTACTAATTCCATAAGCCAAATTTCACAAACTGCATTGAGTGAAGCAAACAGAGAATACGAAAAAGACGCAAAAGCGCTTGAAATGCAGTTAGATAATGACATTATCACTTATGATGAATACTTAGAGAAAAAAGACCAGCTCGACAAAGAAGCGGCCCAGAAGGAATACAAAATTAAAATGGCTGAATGGAGCATGAATCTTGCAATGGCAACCGCACAGGCAGCGCAAGCCGTTGTAAATGCGCTTGCTTCTGGTACGCCACCGGTAAACATGATAAACGCAACAACTGCGGGGCTTTTGGGTGCTGCACAGCTCATAGCCATTGCAGGTGCAAAGCCTAAAGCGCCGTCATTCAGTACAGGCGGATTCTTAACCGGCAATTCTTACCACGGCGACAAAATCGCCTTTAACGGAAACGCCGGAGAAGCAATCTTGAATCCGGCTGAACAGCGGGCGTTTTTGGACCTTGCAAACGGCGAAGGCGGAAAAGGTGTTGTCGTAAATATGCCGGTAAACATCGAAAACAATGCCGGCGACACAGTGCAGGTTTCCGCAATGCAGCAGGACCGACAAATTAAAATAACAGTCGATAAGATTGTTACTTCTACAATGCAATCGGGCGGATA